AGAGCGCCAGGCCCTCGTGGCCCGTATAGGCCCGGTATCCGCCGCCGCTCCTGGTCACGTAATAGACACCCCAGGAAGCATGAGCGTCCTTCTTGGTCTTCCACGTGGCGTAACTGACGTTCAGTTCCCGCATCAAAGCTCCGCGAGCGTGAGAGAGGCCAGAACATCCGTAGTACCACCCTTGATCTTCTGGCAGAAGAGAGTCAAGACATCCGGCGTAACCCCATCCTCGTCCAGCCGAAGCACCTCTCGCTTCAGGCCAAAAATGGCGTCGAGAGGGATGGCGATGGAGCCCACGTTATTTGACTGGCCGAAGTAGAACCGCTGGAGGACAGTGCCACCAGATACCGCGTTGGCGGTGATGTCGAACTCCACCGAACTGTTCGCACCTACGCTGGCCCACGACGGACCCCCGCCTCCGCTCAACGTACCGTTCAGAACGAGCGACAGGATGACAGAGCCACCGTCAGACTGAGAACTCAACAGCGTTGGCACGATCAACTGTCTGTTTTCAACACCGCCGAAGGTTGACTTGTTGCGGATAGACAAGATCGGCCGACCAGTCTGGTTCACTGAAATCTCGGCGATGTTGCCTGCCGAGTTCATGACCGCCGGCTGGATGTCGCCACCCTCCATGTCGAGCTTGGCGCAAATGAAAGATGCGGAGTTCGCGGTCGCCGCGCCATCGTTCTGCAAGCAGGCGTGAAGCGGCAAGGTCGCCGATCTTACGAACGGCTCAGCACGAATATTGGAGTTGGACTCGACGTGGGCAATGGTTTCGTTGATCTGGAACTCGATACGACCGTACCCAAGCCATTTGTAACGAAACCCGAAGATGTTGCCCGTAGTGAAGTCGAGGACAGGGCTGTTGCCCTCGGTGCCATCGAACTTGTCGAGATTCCAGTTCGCCTGAGTAATGACGTTCTCAACCACCGATCCCGTCGCCGAGGACCGAATGACAAACTCGGGACCACTGTCGGTCAGGCGAAAGAAGACGCCATCGTCGGCCGACCTGAGACCCATCTCCCAAACCTGATTGGCAGACGGCAGAGCGGAAATGTATCCCGTCAGCTCAGCAGAGACCGTCTTTCCGGCCTGATACCGATAGAATCGGTGGGTACGAAGGGTCGCCTCGTCAGTTGCTCCGGTGCCCACAGACATCTGGGCCGCAGACTGGTCAGGGATGGTCCCAATGGAGCCTCCAGCAACCTCGATCTCAGACCACTCACGAGTATTGATGCCGTAGCGGAAGACGTGATCGGCGACGATGTACTGGTTGGACACCAGTGTTCGGTTCGCGAGGTCTGCCGCAATTCCATTGGTGTCGATCAGGGCATCAACAGAAAGCCGGAAGATGCCTCCCTTGTTGGAGACCGCGACCGGGTTGCCGTCGTCATCAAAGAGGATAATGTTCTGCTGTGGCCTGCCTTCAAACGACATCGATCACTCCACCCAATATTGAAGGCCGAAGGCGAAATCGAGCGTCCCGCCCCCGCTCAGCAAGTCCACACGGAACAGCATGTCCCCGACAGCGGCAGGCACGCTATTTCCCGCGGCGTCCTCCAGGTTAACCCCGGTATTCACGGCCGCAACATTCAGCTCCTTTGCGTTAGTGAGGTTCTTGGTCAGCTCTCCAGTGTCCACGGTGAGATCGAGAGCGTTGGGCCACAGGTTGACGATCTGCTCATCGATCGACAACTTCGAGGTGTCCTGCAACGCCATTGATGCTTGCGGCAAAACAACGAAGTCGGCGTCAGTGCCATCGATTCGCGTCACGATCAACAACTGCACTCGCCACTGCGCTCCGGCATTCGACTTGAACGCCTTACCGATCGATTGGACGAGCTGGATGCCATCGCCCGCCACGTGCTTGAAGTCAGTCGTGTTGGAGAGATCGATCCCCAGATAGTACGTCGTAGCGGTGACGCCCTCCTTGAAGAAGGAGACCCCAACGATCTTGTCGCGGTCGACGCCGTCCGGGCGCACAGCAACCTCACCGTCCGGGTTGACCCCGGCGAGGTTCGCGCCCGTCTGGTCCACAATGACCGCTGCTGGAGAATCACCCATTACGCAATCGTCCTTGTGCGGTCCGTCTCAAAGGCCCCGGAGTACGAGATCGAGTCAGTCACCGTGGCCAGCACTGTGCTGCCATCTGTGTCGTAGGACTCCCACTTGATCGTCGTCGGGAACGCTCCGGTATACGTGATCGTCTTCTCCACGATCTTCTTCAGCTTCGCAGCACTCTCCCACCAGATGACCGACGTCGGAAATGCAGTGGTTGGTGTCGTCTCCCTGTACGCGCCAGATGCGAAGTCCTCCATCGGGCCGCCGACACCATCGGCGAGATGGATGAGGACCCGCAACGCGTTGTGCTGGGGCTCCGAAATGCCACCGCCAGCCCGGGGGTTGAAGATCCCGAACTGGTCCTGCATGGCGAAGTCGCCACCGGAGAATCGAACCTCACCGTCCTGAGTGGGGTCGATGCCTTCATCCTCATAGATCTGGCCCTCCTCAAAGGAGACGCCAGGATTTCTATCCGGTGTCGGCATTCGCCAGTCTCTCCGCTATCTGCTTCTTCGTCCCATGTGAAGGAACTCCAGCCTTCTTGGCGTCCTTCACCAGCTTCGGCTTCGGCTTCTTCATAAGGGCCGCGACCCTGGATGAATGATCGCCCCTGCGACGACTCGAATCAATCCTGGGTTTTGGCCGAGGTTCGACGGCCTTCTTGGGGTCTGGCGCCGGAATCCTGGGCTCGTCCAAGACTGGAGCTGGGGGCTCGGCCTCGGGCTCGCTCTTGCGATCGGCCATCGGGCTCCCCGGATGCGTACCGCCCGGGCGCGCGCGAGCGTCCACGCGCGCGCGGTCGGGATCCTCATCGGGCTCTTCGTCGCCCCGAAGCATCGCCTGCTTCCTGAGCACGTGCTTGTTGTGCTCCTTTGCTGTTGCCTCCCTGGCCTCTTCGAGCCCAAGTACCTTGCCCGCCAGGGTGTGGACTTTGACCTCCGACGTTTGCTGGAGGCTAACCATGACGCCCGCGCTTCGGGCGACCCACTTCTTCACCTCCTGGTAGGTATCGGCGGACATCTCGCCCGACTCCCCAAGCTCGTCAACCTTGGCCTGGAGCGCGAGAATTCGCTGTTCGCCAAGTTCGCACATCTTAATGGCCCCCTGCACACGAAACAGGTCGTTTTTGGCTGCTCCGATCGCGCTCTCGAAGCGATCATGAAGCTCCTCGGCGACACCTGCCGCCACATCAAACTTGAACCCATCATCCACGTTTCGATCCTCCACAAAGCAAAAGGGCTAGCGCCGAAACGCTAACCCTTTCAACTCAATCCGGCAATCGGGTTACGCCCAGGTGATCATCGTGATGACGTCGGGGTTCGCTCCAGAACCCTTCACCGTAAACGTGAACTTGATGTCGCCGTCTGCCGGAGTGTCGCCCGGGTACACATCCTCGGTAGCTCCAGCAGCCGGCCACATGAGGACTCCGTTGAGGTAGGTGTCGACATCGGTCACAAACGTCATCGCACTGTGGTCGATGAGCTGGGCATCCAGCTCCGGCGTGCCACCAGCTCCGGTGATGTTGGTGCCAGCAACATGGTTGCCGTTCTGGACCTTGGCACGGGCGACCTGACGAGTCGTCGAAGCAGCAGCAGCCTGGACGATAGCGTTGAGGAGCGAGACCTCGCCACCAAACGCGACCTCGTAGGCATCCCACTCCGCAGTCGTCTCCGACAGCTTGATGCCGTCCTGGGCCCAGGTAGAACCCCCCTGGTTGACGTCATCGAAGAGCAGTTCGCCCGCGGCGCGAACCATGAGATCGCCGGCAGTCGTCGTGACCTCACCATCGGTGACGCCAACCGTGATCGGTCGGGTACCGCCACTGTCGGCTGTGATCCCCTGGAGGAAGTTGTTGACGGCGGCGTCGACATCGAACTCGTCGACACCAGCGTAAATGTTCACCTGAGAGGTGCCACCGGCGCTACCCTCGACGATACCGAAGAGATCAGCTTCGAGGTCGTCACGGATCTTCCATTCGAGGCCAGCGCCTTCGAGATCGAGCGTCGCGTTGGTAGTCAGGTCCACCGGAGTCGTGCCCTGGTTGTCGTAGGCAACCTGACGGGTCACCGAGGTGCCACCAGGAACGTCGACGTTGGCGCCGCGGAGGAACTCCTCCTCGGTGAGGTCTTCGAGACGCTTCCGCTCCACCGAGCAGTAGTCGAACGTGACACCACTCATCTCCGTCGCCGCTGCAAGCGTAAGGACCCCGGCCACGATGACGACGTAGGAGATCTGGACACGATTCGTGGTCGTCGATGTGATCGTGTCACCATCGGTAAGACCACTCTCACCCTGGAGCAGGCCGTAGATGCGGCGGCCCGAGGTATCGAGAATCGGATCACGAGTAGCCGAGTCCACCAACTCGACCATGTTCTTCGGGCTGATTGAAGATGCGCCCGCCACGACATCGGCGGCGCTGAACGTTGTGAACGTCGTCGCCGTGGCAACCACGGTGCCGATCGTCGTCACGGCACCAACCGCAGCGATCAGGTTTGCAGGAAGGTCCGAAGCACCAAGCACGACGCCCTGAAGAGCACCACCTGTCACCGAGTGAAGGTTCCAGATGCACGAGAGAACACGCTTCTTCTCGACGGCATGGAGATCGGTGTTGAGATCGTTGACACCACGCTGCGAACCCGTGTCCAGCGTCGACGGGGTGTTGAGGTCATCCCACCAGTTGCCCGCGTGGTTCTTCATCAGGTTGTGAAGCTGAGACCGAACATTGTTGAGATCATCCTCGATGTTCGCCGGATTGGTCTCGAACGCCGCCTCGGTCGGCACCGTACTATCGACGTACGCGTCGGAACGCCTGATCTGCGTATCTTGTCTAATGAGTGTGGTAGCCATACTTCTCTCCGGGTGGGGATGATCCGCAATCGATTATTGGGGTGATCCTTCGACTAATCAACTGTGCTTGTACTCAATCGCCACAACATCTCCCGATTTCACGGTCCGCACGAGTGTCACGACGTCGCCTGAGACCGTGTAGTCGTTCGATGCACCTGGTCGCATGAGTACGCCATTGAGGTAGACGCGCTCCGTACCAGCAAGGGGGGTGTTGGCCAACGTGTAATCATCGTCGAGCCCGGACGCGACGTCGAAGTACTCAATCGCCTCGGTTGGAGGCGTGGGATGAACGACCGCTGCGATCTGATCATCGACGTACTTTTTATTGGCGGCATCACCGTCGTCCGTAGGGTACTCGACGTTGACAATCTTGTTGCCGTCGAGATCCAGGTCGGCGTGCATGTTGACGGTGCCATCCGCCTGGATGAAATGCCCTTCCCCCGGGTAGGTGCAGGAGTTGTTATCTACCTGCGTTTCGGCTCTGACTTTACCTCGGGCCAACGCTCATCTCCGGCTTGTAGCGTCAAACCGGCCGCAGATAGTCGTATTCGACATGGAGAATGTCATCGACACACAGCACGGTGTTCGAGCTGAGAATAACCTCCTTCCCGTTCAGAACGTACCCTGAGACGTCGAATAGAGACCCCTGCGGATCAAATCCGGCCCCGGCGACGAGATGGACGCCGTTGAGGTAGACGTCCTCGGAGCCTGCTATGGGGGTGTTCGTAAGGAGGTATGTGTAGTCCCCGGTATCCGTAATCTCGTAGACCTCTTGGACGCGAACACGCTCGAACTCTGGCTCGCCGTCGCTCACGACCGGAGGCAACTCGATGTCGCCGTCGACGCGATCACCACCAGTACCCAGCAGGCGTCGCTCGGGGACGAACTCGTCGCGGCGCTGAAGGCGGATGATCCACTGCACGTAGTAGTTGGTGTCGTTCACGAAACCGTCGCGGGCCACGTGAACAATGTCGTAGAAGACGCCCAACTCGTGCCAGGAGCGAGCCCAGAACTCGACGAGGTCGCCCTCCTGGGGGATTGGGATGTCGTTCTCCAGGTGATGGATGAACGGGATCGTCACGCGCGCCTCGCGCGTGAAGAGCTGACCCCACTCCTCGACCGTCACCTGCTTGTCGGACTGCTCATCGAACTCGACGAGGCCCATCGTAACCCGCGGCTCCTTGAACTCCGCCTCAGTCTGGATCGGGTCACCGTAGACATCGTGCACCACGGAGGGACAAGCCTTCCAGAAACGAATCCCGAGACTCGTCGGAGGGTCGATCCCTTCACCGCCGACGCCGAGACCAATGTTCTCGTTGCCCTTCGAGAGCATGTCCGGCGTCGGAAGGAGCCCTTGGAGCAGTAGCCCGTCACGCGGCTCGGCACCAACGTGGTAGACGTACTCGCGAGCCAAGTTCCATGCGTACACGATCTCAGACGGATATCCCGACAGGAGCTTCGGCGACGTGTACGGCCTGGTGAGCGGATTCGTCATTTCTTCTTGGTCATGTAGGACTTCAGCGGCTTACGCGCAGGCCAGTCCGGGAATCCCTTCTTCTTCGTCTTCTTCTTCTTCGGGGTGAGCCCGGGGGCCGGATCACCATTCGGCAACCCGTCAACGGTCACCGGGGCGAACTCATTCGGAACGATGGGACCCTTCATCCCACCGACCTGGCCGAGGTCATCACCCATGTCGACCAACGAAGTGGCGTTCATCATCCACTCAGCCGGGCTCATACGAACCGAGACGTCCTTGGCCCGACCGTTGGTCACATGGAACTGGGTCTGAGTTGGGAGGTCTCCGTCGTGCCGGAGAACTGACCCCGGGGGCAGGTCGATGGGCTCGTTTACGGAGGTACGCATCACCAACATCTTGGTCAGCTTGTAGTAGTGATGAGGGAGCGGCGTATCTCCAGCCATCACGCCAGACTTCGTGGCCTTCTTCGCCTCGTCGATCGAGACGGGTAGGTAGAACTCCACCAGGAGCCTTCCACGCCCTTCGTGGAGAACCTTTCGGACATCTGCAACCGGATAGCCGTCGTCGGCCATCGAGGCCATGAGGACGCCCTCAGATAACTCGGGGAGGTCATCTGCTGCTAGCAGGTACTTGGTCTCGTCTATAGACGCGATAATGATGCGCACGGGCCCTCCTAGCTGAACAGGATCCAGCCCGGAGGGGCATAGGCCGACAGCTTCTCGTTCAGATTGAGCTTCATCTCGATCGACTCGGACAACAGTTCACTGGCATCCATCGACTTCGAGCCCTGGGCCATTGCGTAGTCGCTGAACTTACCGCGAATACGACCCAGCGCCTCCTTGGCTTCTGCCAGCGTGTATTGCTGGATGAAGTGGTACTCGTGGGGCTCCAGGAACGTCATGTCGAGGTCATGGGAAACATAATCGACGCTGATCGGAATCGAGTCGTTTGGCATCGGGAAGACCCACAGCTTGCGCACCGGGTTCGGGAACCACTCCCAGGACGGCTGCGAACTCAGGATGCGACGACCCATCTCGCTGTACTGAAGCGACTGCACCAACGAACTGTAGAACCCGTTGGCGCCGCCCGGACCAAACAGGTCCTCGATGGGGATCGAACTCATCCTGAGCTGGGCGAAGCCATAGATACCGAAGGACCCCAGCGCGTCGGCGACCCTCGTCACGTCGCTGCGGAACGCGACGTCGTAGACGTAGTAGCAGTCGTCGGCGACATCGTACTCGTTCTGACCCGGGACGAGGGTCAGCTCTACGCGGCGAGGCTGACCGTGCCACATCGAGTACCAGCGCCGCGCGTTCATAAGCGCGAAGTCCAGGGTCCCCGCTGGCAAAGACACGTTCACAACGCCGACGCCGAGCTGGGCGAGAACCTGATTCTTAATCTGGGTCTCAGTCGTGTTCGAGGCCGTCGAAACTACCTCGAACGCAGTGATCGCCTTGCGCACCACGGCGTCTTCGATCCACGTCCACCTGAGCTGCAAGACAACGGGATCGTCCACCACGATGTCCTGGACCTCGTAGTTGCCCACGGAGGGGTTCGTGATGGTCGGCGGAATGAAGGTCCTAAGGACAGACCCGGCCGGATCGAGAACCTCAAGCGACTCGATACTAGACGGGTCACTCGGGAGCCCGCTGTTGGGGTCCAGGAACTGAATCTTGTACTTCGGCCCCGTACCGGCCAATGCGTAGGACGGTTCCAAAGCCTGGAAAATGAGGGCCATGCCCTACCCCGTTGTTAGCTGGCGAGCTGCTTGACGTGAGGAATGAGGAACCGGCGGAGGTCAGGGACAGTCACGTACCCGTTCGCACCGGTGCCCTCGACATCGTCAACAACCCCGAGCTGTTCAGCCAAAGCGACGAGTTCGTCGCGCGGCATCTCTTTGAGAGCGGCCGGATCGGGAAGTTCGGGTGCCTCCATCTCGTCGACCTGGAGGTCCTCGGAATCTTCCGCCAGGTCTTCCGGGGCGGGCTCTTCCTCCTCCTCTTCTTCTTCCTCCTCCGGCTCCTCTTCGGGCGCGGGCTCAGGATCCTTCGCGGGTGCGGGCGCGGGCGCGGAGACGGCCGCCTTCACGGTGCTCTTGAGGTCTGCCAGCGGGACCGGGACCGGTGCCTGCACGAGGATCTCCGGTATGTAGATCTCGTACCTCCCCAACTCGGCTTCGACCGCATCGTCAGACAGGCCCTTCTTGCGAAGAGCCGTATCCACGAAGGGTTGATTCTGGGTGAGCGAAATGCGAACCGGCTGGTTCTTCTCGTAGCTGCCGAGGAAGACCTCTCCGGGGTAGTCCTTTCGAAGACGAAGTCGTTTTGCCATGTCTGTTTTCTCCAAAGAAAAGGGCGGTCCTAAGCCCTCACAGTCTCGAATAGATCGCGCTTGAAGGCAACAGTCTAGCGACCGCTACGGCGTCTTACGCGGTTGGGGTGTTCAGGGGGCTCCTGCCCGGTGATCACGCGAGCACGCCAAGCCTTGTACTCGGGGTGCTGCTTGTAGTCCTTGTTGTACGCCTTCTTTGCGTCCGGTTTCGTCTTCATCGTCTTCTTCTTGCCCTTCGGACCGATGCACTTGCACACGTAGTCCTTGCACTTGCAGCTCCAGTCGCCCGTCTTGTCCCTGGAACCCCCACGAGGCCCGTTGTCCAACGTCGACTTGCGCTTGAAGGGGCTCATCGCCCCCTCAAGAAGACGATCGATGTACTGGATCAGCATGGGGGAACCCTACCACAAACAAGAGAGGCCAGCTCCCGAAAGAGCTGGCCTCTGAACCTTGATCAACACCTGGATTACAGGTTGTTGACCGTCACCTTCCCGTAGAACGAGGTACGAAGGAGCTTCTTCGCGTAACGCGTGCGAAGTCCCTTCTTGTAGCTCTGGTCCGACGGGTCCAGGAACGTCGGAGTCATCTGGAGCGGGATGTACGGCGCGTACACGTACCCGGCATCGAGATAGCTCCTACCTTTGAGACCGATCAGACACGTCGACGTGTTGATGAACGGGTCCTGATACACAGCGTATCGCTGCATCAGGTTGCCGTAGCGGAAGATGCCGTAGTCCGACGTGATGTTGCCGTAGGACGACGGACGCTCTTCGGTCGGCGCAGCCGGGATGAAGTCGCCGTGACCCTGGAACTGCGCGAACAGCGCAGCGATCTCGGGAGACGTGACCACCCAGTTGGCCGGCGCGCGCTTCGAGTTCTTGTGGATCTTGCTGCCGACCGTCGTGATCTTCGTGAGAAGAGTACGAAGGTAGTCCAGCTCGTTGATGCCCGACGGGGCACCGGTACGATCGAACGTGTC